TGTCAAACTCGTCGCGCTCGTCAGCTACAACCTTGTTCGGATACAGCGCCCGAACGATCAATGTAATTATACCAAGGATTGCGGCTAGTATCACTAGCGCAATGAGAATGTCGAAACCTGTCCACATGGTTCGCCTCTATCTAAATCCGTTTCCGGCTCTGGCGTTTGCTTGCTCGCTACGCCACGCCTCAATCACGGCGTCCGCTCCGTTGCGCCTGTCGCGCAAGAACTCGTCACGCTCGACGGCTTCACATTCTGACTCGCAAGCCGCCGCATACTCGGGATGACTTTCGGCCCATGCCTCGCGCATCTGTGCGTTCGGCTCGTTCGCCTTGCGGATCAATTCAGCGCGCACACGCTTGCGCCGAAACTCAGCGCGAAGCCGCATTGCACGGGCGGCGGCTATGTCCTCGCTAGATGTAGCGAGGAAGTTTAGCGCCGCTTCGATCTTGTCGTCTGTGATGAGGCGCGACATTAGAACGGGATGTCGTCTGATAGATCGCCGCCTGGATTGTAGCCCTGCGGATCATCCGGCTTGCGCAGCTTCATCATCAGGTCTTTGTACTCGGGCGACTCCGCAATCAGGCCCTTGTAGTATTCGCCAAGGTCCGCGTAGATCGACGCATCCCATCGGTCGGCGGTCAGCGCCAGATAGACCGGCGCATTCGTCAATTCGCGCGCTTCAACGCCCTTGATGGCCGGGCCTACGCCCGTGACTTTCGCAATCGTTTTGCCGTCCTGCTTTTTCTCATTGACGATAGTCAACGTGCAGGGCTTTCCGACAATGTTGCGCGTGTCAAAGGGCTGCGGTCCGTCGAAATCTTCGGGGCCGAATTGTTTCTTGCGCCACGCCTCCAAATGCTGACGAAGTGTGGACTTCTCGTGCATGGACCACGTATAGCGTTTGTTGATCGTGAACGGCTTGCCGTCCTCCATGAACTCGTCGGACAATTCCCATGAAATCAGGACTTCATGGCGGGTTTTCTTTTCCCCATTGAACTCGTTCATATGCGTGCCAAGATCGACAAAGCGATAGCAGCGCGCGATGAATGTCCCGGCAGGGGCCGGGGTAAAGTCGCCGCCTTCGGATGGCTTCGGAATAATCATGCTTTTTTCCCCTTTTTAGCGCGAATTGCGCGAATGCGTTGGATCGTGTAGCGCGCGTGCATACGGTCTTGCCGGGCCTCTTTCATAAAGGCTTCGCGCATCCAGAACCGGAACGGCTTCGCCATGCTGATGGCGCGCGTGTGCGTGATCCGGCAACCGTTCAAAATTGACAGCAGTGTTTCCTCGGTCATGTCACGCTCCGCGTATGGTGATGATAGGCTGCGGGTTTGCTATCTGGACGCCTTCGGGCACATCGCCCTTGTCAACGTCCGCTTGAATGGCGTCCCTGTTCGTCTTGAATGTGATGTGTGGCACGCGGTAGCGATCCGGTATTGCGCCCTCGTCAATGATGAGGCGCGGCTTGCCCATGCGGACGGATACCGTCATGTCGGGCAGCGTCAGCTTGCGTTCGCCAGCGTTCAACATGGATTCCGCAACCGTCGCGCGGTATTGCTTTGCGCGGTGTAGAAGCCGCGCCTTGCGCTGTTGCATGTCGTCAATGATGCTTTGCAGCCCTTCGGCCATCGCCTCGCTTGCCTTGGCTTCGCGAAGGACAAGCCCGCACAGTTCCGGGTAGCTCGACGCGCCTTCTAGTGTATCAAGCAAAGTCTGATCATCGTCAGACAGTCCGCCAATTTGCTTGATTTGCTCGCGCAGTTCGGCATGTTTCACGCCTTCCGCGCGTAGGGCATAGACGTTGTTCATCGCCCGATTTCCTTCCTAAGCGCGTCGTGCCGTTCGCTTTTCAGTTTCGCGACAATGTGCGAGGTTTTTTTATGCTGCCTCTTTGCCGCCGCTATCTTGCGTTGGTAGTAGCGGACGAAGGCGGGCTGTGCGTGCGCTGTCCAATGTAGCCAGAGACGCCAGCGCCAATATGAGATTGCGCGGATCATATTGCCCTTGCGTTCATAAGTTGCTGGCGTTGCTTTTCGCGCTTCCACACAATGCCGCCATGGTCGATTATTTCGCGGTTTGTGTAGCCAGCGGCACGCAAGCGCTTTATGAAATCCGCAAGCGACCCAAAGTCTTTGACGACCTTTGCCATTTCGCAGCGCATGGCTTCCTCTGCAATGTACGGACTCATGGCGTTGCAATCCAAGCTATCGCAAGAAGCACGCCTTCTGAGAGGGTTTCAGCGTCGGTCATGGCGACACCTTCGCGCGTCGGATGTGATCGCTATTGTTGACAGTTTCGTAGCCGTAGCCGTAGCCGTCGCCGTAGCCGTAGCCCTTGCCGTAGCCGTAGCCGTCGCCGTAGCCGTCGCCGTAGCCCTTGCCGTAGCCGTCGCCGTAGCCGTAGCCGTCGCCGTAGCCGTAGCCGTAGCCGTAGCCGTAGCCGTAGCCGTAGCCCTTGCCGTAGCCGTAGCCGTCGCCGTAGCCGTAGCCGTCGCCGTAGCCCTTGCCGTAGCCGTCGCCGTAGCCGACTGGCTTAAAGCCTGCGCTCATCACAGCCCCCAGCCATCAGCAACAGGCACGCAAAACACTTCCGCGCCTTCTGGAATATCAACGTCTGCAACCTTGCGCAGATCAGCTTTGGCTTTCTTGGGATCGGCCACCATTCCAGAGAAGCCTTGCGACTCCCACTTGAAAACATGCAGCGCATTAGCGAGCTTGATGCGGCCATTTGCGCGCGTTACGTCGCCAGCGAAAATCCAGCCACGATCCACTACGACAACAGCACGCGAGCCAGTTGACTGCTTGACGGGTGCATATTCGACACCGTTGATGACTACGTTTTCCATTGTGCGTTCTCCGTTGTTTAGGGCGACACCGTAAGGATTGCGCCGACGAAAGCGGCGATGCAGATAAGCTCGAAGGTTGTGGAGAGGGCGGCGCGCATCATGCCCCCCAGCTTGTTTGCTGACGAACCATCTCGTTAAAGCGGCGCGGATCGGGTTCGCCTTCGTCAGACGGCGGAAACCACGGTTCACGGTTCAGAACGCGGCGGATGATTGCGCACGCTTCATCGCCCGGCTCTTGCTCCAGGCGCTTGCTTTGCGCGTCGAGAGCTTCGGCAAGTTCCGCCATTGCATCGACGCACGTTCCGGCGAGCGGGTCGCTTTTGTAGCAAGCGGAGATTTCGTCCCATTGTTCAGTCCAAACGAGGTCCGCAATCAGACGAAGCTGCTCATCGAGCGGCTTGGCAACGTGGTCATTTTCGTAGCTGTATTTGCCTTCGCAGATGACTGTGTAGAAAGCGCTCATCACTTGCCCCCTGTAGCTTTGGAGAGGGCGGCGCGATTGCGTCGGGCAATTTCGCTCTTTGCCCAAACAAGCTCTAACCAGAAGCGTCCGTTGGGGTTTGTGCTGCGGACAATCGCGATAAGGTCGCGCGTCGGGAGCATCGTGATTTGCGTTTGCGTCATTTCAGTCCCCTCTATCCGGGCAAGCCCTGATGTGAGACTAGAATATCCGCTTTAGAGGATAAGTCAAGCGGGCTATCCGCCATAGCGGAGATTTTTATTGCCGCGAAATGTGACAGTTCCGTGGAATCACGGGTTGCCCGCCCCGTGCATCCCGTTAAGATCAAGGCTTGCTAACTTGCGTTCCGCATATGTTCCTGCAATGGTGTATAAATTCCTAGCGGGGGGGGGCGATGCGTGTTGACGAGCTGTTGGGGGCTTTGTCGGCTCTGTCCGCCAAGGAAAAGCGCGAGATTGTGCGCTTATTCAGCGCGCGCGGCGGCTTCGAACCAGTTGTAAAAGGGCTTTTCGCTCATCCGGGGACGAAGCCTGATATAGGCGCAGGAGTTCTTCGTCCTCAGCGCTTATCTGGGTTCCGTACAGGATCGCCCACAAGGAAACGCCGAGTTTCTCGCAAACCTTCATAAGGTTGGCGACGGTTGGGTCTTTGCCTTCAGTCAAGATTGAATGCAGGTAGCCAGCCCCAAGCCCTGCCTCTAACGAGACCTGGCGCTTGGATTTTTCGCTTTTGGCTACGGCCTCGGAAAGCCGCGCCCGCCATCCCTCATTCATTCGGCTAATATCCGCAATTCTAATCACCCTGCACGTCCTTTATCGAGGACGCTTGACTTATCCGCTTTAGAGGATAGAATGCAGGGCATGGACAACGAGCTGCTAGACGAAATCCGGTCTTTCCTCGCCCAGACGGGCATGGGGCGTTCCTACTTTGGGAAGGCGTCATGCGGCAACTCTGAGCTTGTGGAGCGTTTGGAATCTGGCCGCCGCGTGTGGCCTGAGACCGCCGATAAGGTTCGTGTATTCATGGCCGAACGGGTCAAGCGCGATGCTTCCAACATGGAGGCCGCGCAATGACCGCCGCACAAATCATCCTTTGGTCAGTCATCCTCGGCCTGTTGGCTATCGTCGCTCATGCGTTCGCGAGAGCGAAATGAGCCGGGCGTTTACGCGGGGGACATGCTTCACGCCCGGCTCTACGTCGCGGGGGCTTGCGACGATTCAAGATTTCACAGCTTCGCGCCGAGTGACAGACGGCGGCGTGAAGGGCTTCCCCTTCGGAAGTTCGACAGCGTGCCCTTGGGTACGTCCTCCCTCCCTGACTGCTCGGGCTTCGGCCCGAGCTTTTTCGGAGCGCTGATTTTTTAGTTTCTTCACGAGTAACCGCGCCGACCAAGCAAGGCTCGTGAATGTGTGTTTGTTTTTGTCCTCGGTTTCCATGTTCCGATTGAAACATGGGAGTCGTTTGCAGTGTGCAAAAAGCCTTTGCGAGTTGAACAAATGAATCCGAGCGCGTTTGTAGATCACGCCGTCGAGATGGACCGAAAGCTCGTCGCTGGCGAGTGTCGCGGTTCTGGCGACTTGGGTAACGCAATGCGCCGGGTAGAGCAGAAATGGGGCATCCCGTTTTCTGCATCGTGGGCATTCCACTATCGCAGGCCCAAGACGGTATCAGCGGACATATACGCGCGCCTTGTGTGCGCGGTTGAGGCCTTCAGAGAGACACAAATTCAACGGCTGCAAGATGAACGAACCGGCACTAAAGCGACGAATAGGCTTGCTGCGTATTTTGTTGGCGCGGCTGATGCTTTGGCTCGCAAGGAAGATTAGCAGATAACGCGGGGGCGTGATGAGCGAGGCGACTGGACCGCTGATTTTTGAACTTCCAATGCCGCCATCGACTAATAACCTATTCGTCAACGGGCGAACAGGTCGCTTTACATCGCCTGCCTATCGCGCATGGAAGATTGAAGCCGGAACAATTGCTAAGGGCCAAGCGCAAGGAAAGCGCATACCCGGCCCTTACGCGCTCGAATTGCAATTAAGCCGCCCCGACAAGCGCCGCCGCGATGCGTCTAACTACATCAAGCCGGTCGAGGATTTGTTGGTCTGGCTACAGATCACTGACGATGACTCAGAATGCCAGTTTGTGTCTGCCGAGTGGGTAGGCAAGGGCGAGGGCGTTCGTGTGGCTGTCAGGCCATGCAAGCGGTGGGGCGAGCAATGAGCGACTTTGCCGAGCTTGCCCGCTACGCCGAGATGCACCTCCGCGAATACGCAGAGCAGACAACCAACCTCGCCAATTCATCCAAAGCCGCTATCTCGCCTGAGATGTTGCAGCAGCGCCGGAACGCCTACGCGGAACGCGCGAAGGTCGCCAATGTCATCAAAATCGTAGCCCGTGACGCGCGCATATCCGCGCTTGTGGCTGAGCAGATGGGAGTTGAGTAATGCCAGCGTTGCAAATCAGGCCGGAAGAAATCGGGCGTTTCGATCTGGACGCATACAAAGAGGTTCGGCGCAGAATCCGCCAGCCGGTTAGGGTGCGCCCTGATTTGTCGCCTGCCAGGCAGACGCCAGAGGAGTTTATCGCCCGTGAGCTTGCTTCGATAGCAAGGCCCAAGGGCGTCAAGATTTACGCATTTCCCATTGGCCCAATTTGCGGTCGCGATTGGCTAAATGTCGCCAGCAAGCCCGCTACAGTTGCGCCAGAACCGCCATCCCCCCGCCCGCGCCGCGTGAAGGTTGACGAAATTATGGGGATCGTTTCGACCGTCTATCAGATTCGCATTGTGGACCTGAAAAGCGTTCGGCGGACTCGGGAAATCGTCAGGCCACGGCAGGAGGCTATGTGGCTGGCTAAATTGTTCACAACGCAATCATTGCCGGAAATCGGCAGGCGGTTTGGTGGGCGCGACCATACAACGGTTCTCCACGCCGTCCGCACTATCGCGGGAATGGTTGAGCGCGGCGAGTACGCGCCAGCAGCGTTGCGGTACGTCCAAGAGTTTCAGGATCAGCTTGACGCGGCGGTTAGCTCCCCCGCCGCCGCGCTTGTGGAGGGGTAGGGGATGGGGCTTATTGCCGACATGATACGCGCTGGCGTTTCGCCCGAGCTTGTTGAGCAGGCGGCAGAACGCATGGCAGACGAACGCGCCCGTGGGGCGTTGTTGGTTGCCCCTGCGCGATCAAAGGCGGCGGATCGTCAGGCCCGTTATCGTGAGCGCAAGGCGTCACAAAGCGTAACAAACCATAACAGCGTTACGCTTGTTACGGAAAGTGACGCTTCCGTTACGCCGGAGGCTGAAAATCGCGAAGCCTCGCGCGCATGTAGTAATACTAATCTTCCTTCGGAAGATATTAGTTATATACCCCCCTTACCCCCCAAGCCTGAAAAGGCACAATCCCGGCAAAGGGGTCATCGGCTTCCAAAAACCTGGCAACCGTCCGCAGACGTTCTCAGCTTCGCGAAGTCCCTTGGCTTCACGGATGACCTTGAACGCCGGGAACGCGCCGCGTTTTTCGATTACTGGCTAGCCATTCCGGGTTCCAAGGGCTGCAAGCTCGATTGGGACGCCACCTATCGCAACCGGCTTCGCGACATGGCCGGGCGGCTGAAACTCAAGCCAGCGGCCAACGTGTTGCCATTTGGCGCGGCTGCTGACCCGCCCCGCCCGCAAATGACGGAAGCCGAGAAACGGGCAGCGGCTTTGAAGTTTGACGCGGAATACCGAGCGGGGAAATACGGATGAACCAAGCGGCAGAACAATACCACCAGCGAGCGTTAGCGTTTCAGCGGGCAAACCCCGGAATGGTGTTTGTCGTTCGCGGCGCGGATCACGCCGAACAGGTCAAGGCGTGGTTCACGTATTTCCACGTTCGCGGCCAGACGGGGACTATCAGCATGTTTCGCCAACTTCTCAACGGCAAGGGCGCCGTACAGTTCCCTTGCGAGAAGCCGGAACACTTTGACCCGAGCTACATCGCGCCGGTGCATCAATGGCGCGCGCCGGAAGATGGCCCGCAGTCACGCGGCGACATGTCCCGGATTATTGATCGGACGCTCCATAGCCTTCGAAAAGCGGTCCCGCGCGGTCGCCAGCCGGTTCCAAAGGATCACTTAAAAAAACCGGAAAAGACGCCGCAGGAATGGCTTGAAGATTACAGGCACAACCCGCCGCCGATCCCGGTTTTTAGTGACGAGTTCCGCGACCGCTCGGGCCTCGCGGCACGCGACGAAGCCGCCGCCTAACAACCAAGGGGGACAGAATGGCGAAACGAGGCAGGCCACGTAAGCTAATCGCGCGCGAGCCGAATGGCCGGGCGCAGCGTCCGTCACTGGCGCAGATCAAGGAAGCCGAGCGCAAGCAGCGTTTGGCGGAAACCGCCGTTGTCATGGCGCAGCCGCACCGGGCATGGGCGCGCGATCCGGGCGATCCTCGGCTGGCGTCCGCCTTGGGCCGTCTTGTCATTCGCCACAGGCTTCGCTCCGAGCTATTTGACGCGGGCAGCGAATGGACGGGCATATATCGCCGCTGGCGGGCCGCAAGCGCCATTCCCGACCCGTTGCACTCCCAATCGCTCGGAGGCGGTCTGGGGCCATCTGATAGGCTTGTGGCGTCATGGTGGGCCGATATTGTCCGGGTAGAAAACGCCTTGCGCCAGTATGGGCAGGGGGCTTACCTCGGGGTTCGCCACGTTCTGCTTGATGACGCCGACTTGCCGGATGAGGCCATCGCGGACGCGATTGTGGGCCTCCGGGTTGTCGCGGTCGAAATGGGGAGGCTTCCCAAGGGGGCGCACCCTTTTGTGGATAATCGGATTGCCGCTTGACATGGGGCGCAAATCAGTTCACAGATTGTCATTAATCTACCATCCGAACTTTTGCGCCCGGCTTAGGTCGGGCGTTTCGATTCCAGAGGCCGAAGCCTGGCAGTTGGCGGACCGGAAAACGCCCAACGCGAAGGCCGAGCGGGTGAAAGGCCCGCGCATTTCCTAATTCACAGTTCGGCGGCCCCCCCTATCAGCCAGTCCCCTCCTAGCGCCTCGGGGTGATGTGCCGCCGATCCTATCAAAAAGGGCAGATGATGCGAACATGGTTCGTTGCTGTCCTGATAGCCCTTGCCGCCCCTACGTTGGCTCAGGACAAGCCTACCGGCTCATGGTGGTCCACGCCTGAAGTAATGCGCTGCTGTAGCGAGGCCGACGCTGTATTCGCGGATCACTGGCAGGCTAACCCGGACGGCTCGATAACAGCCACGGTAACAGGCGGCGGGCCAAGGGATCATGAATGGGCGCCTATTGGCCGTGAGTACACAATACCGGCTGACAAGGTTATCGCGTTTCCCGGCAATCCTACGGGGCGGGCAATCCTGTTTCTAAGGCCGTGGAGCCTTCAGCCGCTTTGCTTCGCCTACGGCCCCATGATCTAGCATGAAGCTTATCCAGACCCCTTGCGACATTCTCATACTTACCGCAGATCAGGCTTGGGAAAACTACTGCACCGCCCTCCACCTAGCACTAGGCCAGCGGTACAGAATAGACGCCATCCGATACCACGACATAGCCGCGCGTTCCCTTGACCAGCATTTTGCCGAGGTTGAGCGCCGGATGATCCGGGCGAATGAGAGGGGATCGGTTTAAGCGGCTTTCCAAGCCGGAAGCCCAAACGACGCGCGGAGCTAGACGGAATCCGCCGATTCCGCTAATATCCGTTACTGCGTCGCCCGAACGCTGCTATGGACACAGCATCGGGCGAGTACTTGGCACTACCCCGCTCCTTGTGGAAGGGAGAGGGTTTCAGCCCCTTCTGGAAGGGGGCTGGTGGAGGTAACGGGACTTGCACCCGTGGGGCGATGGCTGGAAATCCTTACCCCGCGCTTGCTACCCCCAATTCAGTAACCTCTTCACTTGAAGAGGTTTACGCCTGAGCCGGAAGATTTGGTTGATTTTGCTAAGCAGGGCGAGTTTAAGGAACAGGAATAGGACAATGGCTGGCAGAAAGCCCGGCTTTAAGATGACCGATGAACACAGGAGTAAAATCGCAAACTCCCAAGTTCTCAATAGGTTAATCGACCATGTAACAGGCGCGCCAATACTTGAGCCGTCACAGGTTACAGCGGCAGTTGCTTTGCTTAAAAAGGTAATGCCAGACATGCAATCAGTAGAGAGCAAGTCTGAGGTAACAGTCCGCAATGTTGTCCGCTTGCCTAACCCTAAATCAAGTGCCGATGAATGGCTTTCGGGGATTGAGACAAGCCACTAATGGAAACCCGAGTTGTTTGGGAGGCTCAACCGGGGCCACAGACGCATCTGCTTGAATGCCCCGTGTTCGATGTTCTATTCGGCGGGGCGCGCGGCGGCGGAAAGACAGACGGTGTTCTAGGCGATTGGCTCAATCATTCGGACCTGTACGGTTCAAGCGCGATTGGCTTGATGTTCCGCAAAGAGCGGACGCAGTTAATCGAGACGATAGAGCGAAGCCATCAGATATTCGGCCAGTTGGAAGGCTGGCAATGGAAAGAGCAAGACAAGATGTGGCGCTCGGATCGGGGCGCGCGTCTTAGGTTTGCTTATCTTGAGCGGGATGCGGACGCAGAGGCTTATCAAGGCCACAGCTACACGCGGCTTTACTGCGAGGAAATAACCAACTTCGGCAGCCCAAAGCCGATTGATAAAATGATGGCAACGCTGCGCTCAGGCAACGGCGTTCCTTGCGGGTTTAGAGCAACGGGAAACCCCGGCGGTGCGGGCCATCAGTGGGTTAAGGCTCGCTACATTGACCATGCCCCGATGGGCTACAAAGTCACAACTCAGACGTTCAAGAATCCGTGGACGGGCGATAGCGTAACCCGCGACCGGGTGTTTATCCCGTCCAAGCTGAATCAGAACAAATATCTAGGCGCTGAATACGTCGCCAACCTTCAAATGGCTGGCAATGAGGCGCTTGTTAAGGCATGGTTAGAGGGCGACTGGTCCGTAATTGAGGGTGCGTTCTTTGACTGCTGGTCGAATGAAAGGCATGTCATCAAGCCGTTCGTTATCCCTGATGATTGGCTTCGTTTCCGATCTGCTGACTGGGGTTCTGCTGCTCCTTTTGCTGTTGGCTGGTGGGCTGTTTGCCCCGATGAATTTCGGTTACCATCTTGTCCATCTGTCGTCATTCCTCGTGCTGCTATCGTGCGTTATCGTGAGTGGTATGGCGCTTCTGGACCCAACAACGGGTTAAAGCTCACAGCCGAAGAAGTCGCCCGAGGCATCAAAGCCAAAGAAGCGGGAGACACCATCGCTTATGGCGTCCTAGACCCCGCAGCGTTCGCTGTAGATGGCGGGCCAAGCATTGCAGAGCGCATGATGAAAGAGGGCGTTGCCTTCCGTCGTGCGGACAACAAGCGAGTTTCCCAACGCGGCGCAATGGGCGGTTGGGATCAAATGCGCGCACGCATGAAGGGCGGGGAAGATGGCCGCCCCATGCTGTACGTGTTTGATACGTGCAAGGACTTCATACGCACGGTTCCGGCGTTGCAGCATGATCCGGACAAGCCGGAAGATTTGGACACTGACGCCGAAGACCACGTAGCGGACGAGGCGCGTTACGGCTGTATGTCGCGGCCTTGGGTTCCCAAGCAAGCCGAACACGAAACACCAGACCGCCTTGATGTGCAAGTTCTGCCTGGCGGTGGCGTGCGGATGAATATGTCAGTGTTTGAAATTATCGAAGCCAAACGGAAAAAGCGAGCCAATAGCTGATGGATGAGTCAAGCGCCACATATGAGACGAAAGAGCAGTCGCAGGAAAGCGATGCTGATTTCGTGCGCTTTTGGCTCGACGCTATAGAAGCGGCTTCGCGCGAGGAAAAAGAGTTCCGCGACGATGGAGAGGACGTAATCCAGATTTATCGCGGCGAGAAGGATAGCGAGACAGAGTTTAACATCGTTTATTCCAACGTCGAAACGCTTCTTCCGGCGATCTACAATTCAACGCCTGTGCCTGATGTGCGCCGCCGCTTTGGCGACCGTGACGCCATCGGCAAGACGATTGCAGACATGCTTGAGCGCGGGCTATCTTACTCGCTGGATAACTACGACTTTGACGCCACCATGCGTAGCGTCATCTTCGATAGCGCGCTTCCGGGGCGTGGCTTGGCCCGTGTTCGGTACATTCCGTACATGGATGAAACGGGCGAGGCTGTCGCTTACGAGGAAGCATCCTGCGAATATGTGCCGTGGAAGCATTTTCGCCACGGCGCGGCGCGCGTATGGGATGAGGTGCCGTGGATTGCCTTTGAGCACTTCCTAAACCGCGACCAGTTGCGCCAGTTGAATGAGGAACTTGCCGACGAGGTGCAGCTTGATTGCTCGACCCGGGGCGAATCTGCGCCCGAGGACAAGAGCGACATATTCAAGCGCGCCCGCGTTTGGGAGATTTGGGACAAAGACGCGAAGGAAGCTATATTCATCGCGACGGGCTACACTGACAAGGCTTTAAGCCGTCAGCCTGACCCGCTCGGATTGACTGGCTTTTATCCTATCCCGCGCCCCGTGCAGCCTATCTCGACACCCGGCAAACTTTGCCCTGTCACGCCATACAAGGCGTACAAAAAGCTTGCGGAAGAATTAAACAGCGTCACGCAGCGCATTCAAAAGCTCGTCAAGCAGATCAAGGTCAAGGGCGGCTATCCGTCAGGCGGGCAGGACGTCAGCGCGCTTGCGAATGCGGACGATGGCGAAATCGTAGCATTGCAGGGGCTTGAGGCTTTTGTCTCGTCCAGCGGCGATGTGAATAAAATGATTGCTTGGTGGCCGATTGAGCCACAGGTGAAAGCCCTTGCGCAGCTTTACCAACAGCGCGAACTAATCAAGCAGACCATTTATGAAGTCACGGGCTTGTCGGATATTGTGCGCGGGGCTTCGATGGCCTCGGAAACGGCGACGGCGCAGCAGATCAAAGCCCAGTGGGGTTCGCTTCGCATCCAGCGTCTACAGGCCGAAGTGCAGCGGTTCGCGCGTGATTTGTTCCGCCTTAAGGCTGAGATATTCGCGACGAAGTTTGATATTCGCAATCTCTCGCTGATCACCGGCATTGGGGTATTGCCTCAACAGCAGATTGCGATGGCGCAACAGCAGGCGGCGGCTTTGCAGCAACAGCAGCAGCCTATCCCGCCTCAGTTGCAGGAAGCCTTGAAGGCCGCGCCGCTTGAGCAAGTCGAGCAGATTATGCGCTCGGACCTGATGCGCTCTTACAAGATTGATGTTGAATCGGATTCGACCATTCGCGCTGATCTGACGCGCAATCAAGAGCAGATGGCCGGGTTTATTCAGGGAACCGCGCAATACATGCAGGCGGCTCTTGCATTGGCCCAAGGCGGCATGCCACGCGAGCCGTTGGTTGAGATTTATTCGGCCTTTGCCCGCCAGTTCAAATTGGGCAAGCAAGCGGAAGACGCGCTTGATCGTATGGCCGAAATGGCAAAGCAGCCGCAAGAGCCTAAGCCCGATCCAGAAGCGGAAAAGCTGAAACTGGAACAGCAGCGGATGCAGATGCAGGCGCAGGCAGACCAGCAGAAGCAACAGGCCGATATGCAAATGGAGCAAGTGCGGCTTCAAATGGAGCAACAAAAGGCCCAACAGCAGATGCAGATTGAGCAATACAAGGCCGAACAGTCTATGGCCCTTGAGCAATACAAGGCTCAGGTGCAGGCCGGGCTTGCCATGCAAAAGCAGCAGCAGGACGCGCAGATCAAGCAGGCTGACCACGAAATGAAGCGTGAGGGCATGGCGGCTGACTTTGAGCTAAAGCGCGAAGGCCAGCAGATAGAAGGCGAACTGGAACGCGAGCGCATGGCAGGCGAACAGGGCGTTCCTGCGCTTAAGGGCAATAAGAAAGCCTCTGCCGGGCCGATTGGTGGCGCGGTCGCAAAGATGGGCGAAAGCCTTGGCAAGATGATTGCTGAGCAGAATGCGGCATCTGATAAGCGTCATGCCGACATGATGCAGATGTTTGTCGAAATGATGCGCCAGCAGAGCGCGCCCAAGCGTGTCGTGCGGGATCGTGCTGGCAATGTCGTGGGCGTTGAGCCTGCGGTTACGGTGAACTAATGGCCTCGGGCGTCGGTGTTGCTGAAATCGACTTCGGCGCATGGCCGGGGGCCAATGAGGCATCGGTAGCCGTCACGGGGCAAGGCGAGATTACTACGTCAGCCAGCGCAGAAGCGTGGCTAATGGCGGATGACACAACAACGGATCACACGGCGGATGACCATCGGTATGCAGCGGTTCTTATGGGGCTGACATGCGGCACGCCGACTAATGGCGTCGGCTTCACGATCTACGCCCATTCACTTGAGAAATTAACCGGCGCATTCAAGGTGCGTTGGGTTTGGTCAGTCTGAGGATAACCTATGGCTCTTGACGCAAATATCCGTGGTCAGTCTGGCATTCAGGCCGATGTTGATGCGAGTGGCCGCCAGCTTGTGCGCCTTCCCGATGCAACCACGCCCGCCAACGTGGGCGGCGTGCGTCTCTTCTCGGAAAACGATTCCGGGGAATCGCGCGGCTATCCCTATCTTGTCTCGCCTGAAACTGACGAAGATTTCCGCCTGCGTGTCGCCCAGGATACGCCGCTCGATATTGAGACGTTTAACTACACGGCGCAGAACAGCGGAAAACACAATTACGCCAACACCACGCTTGCCGCGACTTGGGGCACGGGCGGATTGCTGTTCAATAGCGGTTCGATCACGACGACCACGACCGGCGCGCGTGTGCGTTCCTATGCGTCATTTGCCATCATGGACCCCGGCACGTTGAACTTGGCCGCGACCGTGGCCTTTAGCGCACAACCGGTAGCCAATTCGATTATTGAATACGGCCTGTTTCTGGACGGCGGCGCAAACCC